GCCGCCGTAGCCTTGTGGTCATACCGTACAACTGACAATAAGGCGCAAATATGCCCTATCTTTTACTCAGTCTGGCTGCCTGTTTTTGGGGTGGAAATTATGTGATTGGTCATCTCTTGGTCGCTGAAGTTAATCCCATCGTTTTATCAGCGGCACGCTGGGTATTTACCGCGTTATTATTGATGACGCTCTATTTTCGTCAGGTCACAGAGCAATGGCCGGTGATGAAAAAATCCTTTGGTACTATCGTCTTCCTTGCGCTTTGTGGTCAGGTTCTTTTCCCCTTAACGTTGTATATCGGCTTGCAATATACAACCTCGCTTAATGCCGCGATTTATATGTCCACCACCCCGGCGCTCGTACTGTTAATCAATAAGTTTTTTTTTAAAGAGCGGATTTCTGCGCGAAATATAGCTGGTGTGATCCTGAGTACTGTTGGTGTTATATGGCTGGTGTCGCAGGGTGATATGATAAATGCGCGGGTATTTGCGCATCTGAATCAGGGCGATTTCTGGACCATGGGGTCAGCGTTAAGTTGGGCCGTCTATTGTGCTTTTTTACGCATTAAACCGCGTGAGGTAAAGGGAAACGCCTTTGTCGCAGTGAGCGCGCTGTTAGGTGCGATTGTACTTATTCCGGTACTGGCTTTGGAGTTGATACGCAATGGTATGCCGGGATGGAATAGCTATGCCAATACAGGCGTTGTGACTGGGCTGGCATACCTTGTTATTTTTCCTTCGTGGCTGTCATATCTATTATGGAACAAAGGGATTAGCGCCATTGGCGCAACGCGTGGAGAGATCTATTCACACTTGATCCCATTGAGTGGCGGATTATTTAGCGTGATGTTTTTGCACGTCACTCTGCATTCATATCATCTGGTGAGCGCGTTGGTTATTATGTGCGGTATAGCATTGTGTTCCCGTCCGAGTGCAAAAAAAGGCTCGCAGCAGCGCGTGGCGTGAAAAGCGGGTAAATTAGCTTATGGTGGCGCCCCCGGTAATATTTACCACTGTGGCGGTCATGGCGCTGGCATGGTCTGAAGCGAGAAAGGTTGTAACCTCAGCGATTTGTGCAAGCGTAGGCAGGCGCGCGAGCATGGTACTTTGCGCCGCCCCCCCTAACCATTGATCGACGGTTAAACCCATTGACTGTGCTTTAGCGGTGAAAATTTCTCCGGTATAGGAGCCAGCCGCTACAGCATCCACAATCGCATGCGACCGCACGCCGACGACACGAATGTTTATTGGTCCCGTCTCGCTGGCGAGCGCCTTAATAAAAGCCTCTGTTCCTGCACAGCCGACGATATGGCCGAGATGCCCGGGCATCGCCATCGGGGCTGCGGGCGCAACGATGGTGAGAATAACGCCTGCTCGATTGCCGCCCATGTGCGGCGTTACGGCTTTTGCGATATTGAACTGCGCCGCAAGAAAAGGGGTGATACCGCTCATAAACTCAGAGAGGGATAATGCATCGATGCGCTTGCCCTGTTCGTGCATAAATCCCGTTGCGTTAACCACCACATCTATTCCACCGGTTTGCTGTACAAGGCGGGTAACTTCCTTCGATGCGTTGTGCTCGTCGAGTACATCGGTGATAAAGGTTTCGACTGTACCACCCGCCGTTCGGATGCCACTGGCGGTCCAATCCAGCTTTTCCTGACGGCGCGCGCCCAGATACACATGGGCCCCTTCGCGCGCCATAGTATGCGCAACCGCACTACCAATAGCGCCGCTGCCACCGAAGATCATTGCGACTTTGCCTGAGAGTAACATAGCAACCCCATCACCATTTAGCACCGAGTAAAGTATGTGCCATAACGGGCATGCTGCAAATTTGAGAAAGCGTTTCCGGGGAACCTCACTCAGCGATGAAAAATCAGGTTATGTCGGGGACATTGCTGCTATGGATCTTATAGCAGCAATGTCTATCAGCTCATTTTAACGCCGATCAGTTACTGTAAGTGTTTGATATTTCTTTAACATGTATATCATTATCAAAATTATCAAAAGCAAGTACATCATCCAGATGCTGGTATTTAGCTCAATTAAAAAACTACCGACACCTCCGATGACTGACGGAATAACCAGCGAGGCGGCTCCCATCAACGCAGAGGTCGCTCCCAGGTTGGTGCGCTGGCTGGACATGGTCAGGTAGGTATAGAGTGATTCGAACATCCCTCCAGCAAACATCAGGATAATAAAGAAGAATATAAAAATATTGACGTGATAACTAAGTATTATTAATGGAATACACAGTACAATAAATGAGGCGATGATTTTCAGCCACGAATTCAAAATTTGCGGCGCAGACCTTTTCTTAAGAAGTTTACCTGATAATGCAGCCCCCAGCAGTAGGAAGCCTCCAATAATTGATGAAAGCACACCAAATTGCGTTGATGAGTATCCAAACGTAACCATAAAAATAAATGGGGAGGCTGTGACATAGCAATAAATCAGCGAAAATGACAGACCAAGAGACAGACAAGGTAGATAAAATCGAGGTTGTTTGCTGATCTCTTTATACGTATTAAATGATGATTTTAATGAATAGGCAACCCTTCTCTCATGGCTGAGTGTTTCAGGGAAGTTAAAATAAACGAATATTAACGTTATAATAGCATAGCCACATATCATTAAAAAAATTGCGCGCCATCCCCATAAGTCATTAATTACCCCTCCCAGCAGGGGCGAAGCAATGGGAACGACACCTTCGATAGTGATGATGATGGCATACAGCGTCGCGGCCACTGAACCACGAGTTACATCTCGAACTGCGCTGATTGCTGTAACCAGCGTTATTGATATAGAAAGACCTTGTATGACACGGATCGCCAGAAACATAACCAGATCGGTTGAGAGCGTGAGACAATATGTTGTTACGCCATAAATAACCGCACCTGTAAGCATAATTTTTCGCCGGCCAATAGCATCAGATAATGGACCAAAAATTAGCTGTCCAAAACCAATGCATAGGGTATAAACCATAATCGACAACTGCGTGGTTGAGACATTTTTTTCAAATTCTTTTGCGATGTCGGGAATTGAAGGTAAATAAGTGTCCACTCCCAGAATTCCCATTATCGTCAACATGGCCAGGCCGACAGTAAAGTAAATTATGTTCTTTCTATGAATAACAGTTTGCAGCTTCATTACTTATCACCATGAGTAAATTAAAAGCATGAAAAAGTTCACTATTTAAATAGAGATGTTGTGGATAATTATCGTGTAGGCAATAAAACAGAGTTGAAATGAACTGTCAAACTTTTGACTCAAAAAATTGAGATATGAGTCACAGGTATATAGCCATAATTTTCGATGGTAGGGTTCCAGTTAAATTTAATTGTGTTTGATTGCCAGGCAGCACGAGGAACCATAAGTACACTGACTTCGAATACGGGCATACTGCTGGTGTTGGTGTTGGTGTTGGTGTTGGTGTTGGTGTTGGTGTTGGTGTTGGTGTGGGTGTGGGTGTACGTGATTGATTTTTTCAGTAGTAAATTTCAGGCAACAAAAAACCCATTTATGTAAACGGGTTAGTAAAAACAATGGCTTGTAAGATATTCAATAAGTTAGGTTGGTGGTAAGGAGTGGCGATTACGGGGCAATGACAACCGCTGCCGCCACTTTGTCGCCACTTGGCTCATCATGATCTACTTTATACGCCAGGGGCCTTTCTCTTCGACTTGCTCAACAGTTCCTTCCGACTCAAGTTCACGGAGAAGGGCTACTGCCCAGTATTGTTGCTGCGTACTTGGGGCTTTAGGGTAATCTCCCCAGTCGAGACCGCAGAGACGAAATACTTCTGCTTGCTTAACTCCCTTACCATTAATGCGTCCATCTGGGTGCTTTGCTAAAGCAGCAAGAGCCAGTTCTTTTGCTTTAGTACGAAGCTCTAACCCCTGTTTCTGTAACTCATTCATAATAATCTCCCTGAAATCAAGACCGCCCTAATGATACTCCGCTAATGTCAGGCGTGCACGTGAGCAGCATCTAAGGATGATTGCTCCATGGTTGCTAGGGGATTAAAGCGTAGGGCCGTTTCCAGGTGATCGGGCGCCAGGTGAGCGTAGCGCATTGTCATTTTTATGTCGTGATGGCCCAGGATTTTCTGGAGTGCAAGGATGTTTCCGCCGGACATCATAAAGTGTGCTGCGAATGTATGGCGCAGAACGTGGGTGAGTTGACCGCGCGGAAGCACGATGGAGGTTTTGTCCATCACAGACAAAAACTGGAAGTAGCAGTCAGTAAAGAACTTGAAACCCTCCAGGGCAATGATTTCCTCGTACAACTCTTTGCTAATCGGAATACTACGGTTCTTTTTGCCTTTGGTCCTGACGAACGTGATTCGGTACTTCGTAACCTGAGAGCGAGTGAGGTTCACCGCTTCGCGCCAGCGCGCTCCGGTACTTAAGCAGATTTTAACGACCAAAGCGAGCAGGGGGCTTTGGCGTTGGCAGTCGTATAGTAGCTCTGTGATCTGCTCATGCGTCAACCAGGCCATTTCCTTTTCAGCAATGGTGAACTTGCGCATATTCTCCAGTGGGTTTGGTGCTGCCCATTCTCCGAGTCGGGCCAGCTCGCTAAAAACGCCACTCAGATAGCTTTGCTCAAGGTTGATTGTTACCGGGCTGGCACCTTTCTTCCACTTCTCACTGAAATAGATTTCACCCGTTAGGCGCTTGTCACGGTAATGCGCGAACAATTTTGAGCTGAGATCAGTAGCAAGAGGGTTTCCGAGTGCATCGACCATCAGGACCAGCTTGTCGTAAACATGCTCACCAGCGGTAAGAGATTTGCCGTGCAGTTTGAACCAAAGTTCAACCACGTCTTTCAAAGTCCGACGGTCTACCGATTCACCTAGCCAGGGCTTAGCATCTGCCTCATCTATCATGTGACGCTCAAAAACCAGCGCTTCGCCTTTTGTGGCGAATTGCTTACGCACACGACGCCCACTGCGTCCGGCGGGATAGCACTCGCAAATCCATTTTCCCGAGTCGAGTTTTCGTACTGCCATAAAAAATGCCCCCCATATGGAGAGCATTTTTACTGTATACATAAACAGTGTCAACGTATGTTGTTCTAAGTAACATACATCACAGGTATCTATAAGATTGAGGTGCTGTGATGTTTTCGCCTAATGAGCTAAGGTGACGGGGTTGATCGTAAATTTTTAACTCACCAATTTTTATAGCAAAGGCTTTATCTTTACTGTGAAAATACGAATCAAAAAACTGTTTGCTAATGCCAGCATAACGACAGGTTTTTTTCCATACGGTACTTGGCTTGTCTTCTATAACATCAGCGATATCAAACTCAGCAACAATCATACCTACTGGCATAGTTGAGTAAATAACCACAGATTTGACATCTGGGTTTTTGAAGATTCCTTTTCTGAATTCAAACTTCTTTGTTCCATCAAGAATCTTTTCAACATATTCAGGTTTAATTGACAATAACACTTTCATCTACTTCACCAAGTTTAATAATATGTTCAAATTGTTGGTCGGATAAATCTAATACTCCCCAGTAGGCATTAGGATTCAAACCAACTTCAGAAATAAGTTTAGCACGGTTTGGTCTTTTAGGAAAAGCTAAATTATATGTAAATGAAACTATGAATGGATATTTTTTTGAGCGATAGAAATAACTTAAATCTTTAATTTCAAAAACACTATATTTTTTACAGTAATTTATAAAACTATCTTCTGTATCAAATTCATCTATATGCCTAATATTACTAACCACACATAATGAAGTGATTACTGAATTATAATATGCAGAACCAGATAGTCCTTTGTTCGTCCGATAGATTAAAACAAGGTCATTAGGCCTAAATGATGTAACTCCGTGCATTGCACAAATATATATTTTTCTTATGCTATTCGTATGTGACACGTCGCTGACGATGCTAGGAGATTCTGTACGGAGTATGGAGTCCGGAAAAAGGTTTGTATGGTAATGAGGATCTACTGAGAGAATGAATTTTCTATTACTATCTGAATGATGCATGAATGGATAGTCATTGACTATATCTCCAGTCAACTGAACGTTCTGCATTTCTTTTAGTAACACGTCTTCCGCATTATCCTCAGGACCTTTTGAACCAACAATATCAAATCCAAACGACTTGAATAATCTGATAAGATAAGCGTGTTTTGGATAAACTGTTACATAAATATCATCTGCATCGCATTCTAATGCATGATCGAATATCTTCTTGATAAAACGCTCACCTCGTAGAGTTCCACGAGATTCAAATTTAAATGTACCCACCTTTAGGTGTTTTCTCATCGGTAATTGAGGGGTTACGTCAGTAATATTCTCATTTTCGATTTTCAGATACAAAAAACCTTCAATGTTGTTTTGTTCATTAAAAAGGACATAGGCTAAGGCTGATGGATCATTTTTTTTCTTATCAATCCATCCTGCAAATCCCGGATAATCATTGTTTAGTGAATCGAAGAAGGGATCGTTAAAGTCTATACGGCTGAACTGCGTGTAGTATAAGTTTTCCATTTGATATTCCTTATATCCAAAGAATCAAGAAATGACGTCCAATAAAACTATATATACCCAGGGAGAGCCAAAGGAAGGAAAATGTTAGAGCTGTGTATATTGGTATGCGACTAACTGAAAATTTACAGGATACTAAATATTTTATTATTCTGTTTGTACTAGAGCGATTTAATCGATCTTTGACCTTAGCATCGACTTCTACCATCGAAATGCTGAATATGCGGTAAACTTTCTCGCGTGTTTCCTGCCCCTTCAGTGACATCACACGGAGTAATTCTTCCTCAATTTCTTTTACTGCTTCCTCCCAATACTCTTGCCAATATTTTGCACCAGAAGAAATTCCTATTTGAAATAACGATACAATCAGGCCAACAAATGCAATGAAAGGAACGAATGCCTCACCTTTTTCATTCTGGTATAGGGTGGCTAAACCTGCGAAAAGAACACCCTGGAAGATCATGAAAAAATTATTACGTTGAGATAACTGGGTTATCTCAAAGTCTCTTATGCGAATAGTCAGCTCATAGAGGCGCTTAACAGCCCTAAGATCACCATTTTCATTCAGTTCATCATTTGATTCCGACGTCGTTGTCATAAAAATTCCTTTTATCGGAGGCAGCTAACTAAAACTTTTGCAAGTATCTCAATATCCGTAATTGCGCACTCGAATGAACTATTGCCTCCATCTATGCGAAGCCTGCTACCTGGAAGACGTGTCAAACTCCTCAGGGCAACCTCTCCATCAATACTGACTACCCACATGCCGTCTCGCACATCCCCATAATCCATATCGCAGATAAATTCTGAAGTGCCGTCGATCACAACAACAGGTTTTTTCAAATTATCCGGCAAAAAGCTTGCGTCAAAAACATATGAGCCGTCTTTGCATAGTGCTCCATTGATCAAAACATGCTTCTCAAGTTCTTTAGTGTTTGCTTTATGTGAACCCTGTTTCGATCCTTGTCCTGTGGTTAGCCAGTTCAGAGAGGTATCAGTTTCTAAGGCGCACTGAATCACCCATTCAGCCGGAAAAGAGTCCCGCATATAGCGTGTTGCCAAGGTACTTTTCGAAATCCCCAAATGGTCGCACAAAGCTTGTCTTGTCTTAAAACCATAAGCTTCCACCATACGCTCTATGGCACCACGGCCGCCTTTTTCCAAATTCATGGTCACTCCAGGTGAACTTTTATCTTGACGATTTCATGATGTGATCGTATGTTTATCGTGTTCACAAAATACAAACGATCAGTATTCATCCTGATTAATCATTGCTAAACGAGGAATGTTGCATCATGAGACCTAACATTTCAATCACTCTCATTACCCCCCACGTAACTATTGAAAGATATAGTGAACTCACTGGGTTATCTATCGACACTATCAACGACATGCTTGCAGATGGTCGGTTGCTTCGTCATCGCCTACGCAAGGATAAAAAGCGTGAAAAAGTGATGATTAACATTGCTGCGATGACTGTCGATGCCCTTGCTGATTGCAACGTGACTATCAACTAGTTCCATTTTGAGACTTCACGGAGCAACTGACTATGTTTGACTATCGCATATCAAAACATCCCCATTTCAATGAGGCCTGCCGGGCCTTCGCGCTGCGTCACAACATGGCGAAGCTGGCAGAACGTGCAGGTATGAATGTTCAAACCCTGCGTAATAAGCTCAACCCGGAGCAACCGCACCAGCTCACAGCGCCAGATATCTGGCTGCTGACCGATCTCACCGAAGACTCAACACTGGTTGATGGGTTTTTGGCGCAGATCCATTGTCTGCCGTGTGTGCCAACCAATGAAGTCGCACGGGAGAAAATGCCTCAGTACGTCCTGAAAGCCACCGCCGAGATCGGTCGTGTGGCGGCAAATGCCGTGTCTGGTGTTCAGTTGAACGCGACAACTCGTCGGCAGGTTGTTGAAAGCGTCAATTCAGTGACTCGTCTGATGGCGCTTACGGCTATTTCACTACAGGCGCGCTTGCAAGCCAACCCTGCAATGGCAAGCATGGTCGATACCGTCACGGGACTTGGCTCATCGTTCGGCCTGAGTTGAGGTGGCTATGCTGACTAAAGAACCATCTTTTGCATCACTGCTCGTTAAGCAAAGTCCTGCAATGCACTGCGGTCATGGCTGGATTTACTTACCTGATGAGAAAAAGTGGCATCCGTGTATTGAATTATCTCCCCGGCAGCAGGCTGTCCGGGGAATAGGCAAAGAGAGTTTGCTGCAGCGTTTAAAGATTAACGTGGTAGGCAGCCAGCAAACCAGGCGAAAAGTTTTTCCTGGAAGCTGAGCTTAGTGTCGTCAGTCCGACCACATGCAATAGCAGTTCTTTTGTAGGCAGGATTTAACAAAGAACCGAAAGGGGCGGAGTCAGAGTGATGCAGCGTTTTCAATTTTTGTGCAATCAGTTCTGGGGTCAGTTCATCCACGGCATAAAGCAATTCTCCGTACTGGCGGCTTTGTACGCTGGCCCGCTCGGAAACGATTGCGGGTTGCCACACAAGTTGAATTGTTGCGATTACAACAACGGGCAAAGCGAACAACCATTCCAATCCTGTATCGGCAAATACTGCAGTACCGCTAATAATCTGGATAGCAGTCATCAATTTGTCAGCTCTACCATGAAACGTCGCTGTCATAAGCTCAAGGTAATAGCAGTAATGCAACTGGAAATATTCGGAGCTTTGTTTAGTCATGCCGGATTCCTATTTTTTATCTTGCCCCGGTTCTGGCTTAGGTGCAGGGGCAGGACGAGGCAATACATGGAAGTTGTCAGAGTCTGACATCAGGTTTCTCCTTCGCGGGGTAGATAATTGTTGGCGCAAATAGTCTACCACCAAGGCACGCGCCGGGCGTGTGAAAAAATTCCCGGCACAACTTCAAATAGGTATATGTACGACGAGATAGGAGAGGGCAATGGCTATTGATGGCCCGGAGGCAACTGTTCCACTAAGCCCCGGCAAACGCCTGGACGGACTGAACCATATTGCAGAACTACGTGCAAAAGTGTTCGGCCTGAATATTGAGTCGGAGCTTGAACGGTTCATTGAAGATATGCGAGACCAAAAAGATGTTAACAATAAACAAAATGAGAGGGCACTGGCAGCCATATTTTATATGGCAAAAATTCCGGCAGAACGTCATGGCGTCAATATTAGTGATCTGACTACTGACGAAAAACGGGAACTGATTAAAGCAATGAATCATTTTCGTGCAGTGGTGAGCTTATTTCCAAAACGGCTAACCATGCCGAATTAATCCACAACAGAAATTAATGGCGTAAACCCGCCGGGCTTCTTATTGCCCAAATTCAGGAGAAACAACAATGCGAAATATTGAAACCCGTATCACCAAAACAGGACCAGATGATGCTGGCCTTAATCAGATGCTGACTGATGCGCGCATGGAAGAACGCTGGGCACGTGCCTCGGCAATGGCAGCCCGTCTTGATAGCCTGGCTTGCCATATCACGTCACGCCAGCTTAACCACGTTGAAGCGGCGGAGCTGCTGCGTATTGCGGCTGAAAATATTCAGAACGAAGCGCAGGAGATCCACTGATGGCTGATTCAATGGACCTCGTACAACAGCGCGTTGAAGAAGAACGCCAGCGCCACATCCAAACAGCTCGCAGCCGAAAGACTGGGGCTTCTTCTCTGGAGTGTGAGTGTTGCGGAATCGTCATCCCGGAACAGCGCCGTGCTGCAGTGCCGGGCTGTGATCTCTGCGTCACCTGTCAGGAAATAGCAGAGCTGAAAGGGATGCACTACACCCGAGGTGCTTTGTGAGCTTCGGAGTCTTCCAGTGATGTCTGAGCTACTAAAAGATAAAGGCGGTCAGATTGTGACCGCCGTGGCCTTTCCATGGAATACCCCAAAAAAAGCGGTTAACCCGTATTTGGACCCGGCGGAAGTTGCGCCGGAGTCTGCGCTTTCAAACCTCATCACTCTGTACGCTGCGGATAACGAGCATGAGCATCTGCGCCGTGAGGCGCTGAGTGATAAGGTTTGGGAACGTCATTTCTTCAATGAATCCCGTGATCCTGTCCAGCGTGAAATGGAGCAGGATAGGCTGATTAGCCATGCCAGAATGGCCCGCGAACAGCAGCGCGTTAATCCCGATTTGGTGATTATTGCCGATGTTAGCGCCATGCCTGCCCATATCAGCAAGCCTTTGCTGGAGCGGATTAAATACTTCCATAGCCTGGGCAGGGCTAAAGCTTATTCCCGCTATCTGCGCGAAACAATCAGGCCTTGTCTTGAGCGGTTGGAGCGCGTGCGTGACAGCCAGGTGTCTGCGTCTTTCCGGTTCAAGGCGAGCCAGGACGGGCTGGAGGGGCTGCTGGTACTGACTGAAATGAATCAGGAGCAGGTCAAGCGCCTTTCCACGCTGGTTGCGGCACACATGAGCATGTGTCTTGATGCGACCTGCGGTGATCTGTTTGTCAGTGACGATGTTAAACCAGAAGAAATCCGCCAGGCATGGGAAAGGGTTGCTGCAGAAGCCATGCGGCAGCGGAACAGACCACCGCACTGCTGCGAAGCCGCTTGCGCCGGATCGAGGAACTAAAACGTGAAAACGAGGATTTGCGCCGCTGGGCTGACGCTCCTTTGCCAGCTGACATTATCAGGCTGCGCGAACGTCCGGCCCTTGCCGGAGGTGCAGCTTACCGTGAATGGCTGTCCCAGAGTGACGCAGTGCCGCCTGGAAAGGTCAGCGCCGCGCAGTAACGGTGATCTGAATGCGGCGCTGGATGAAACTGAGGCCGCCTGGGCGGTCTGCGCTGACAAAGTCGACACGATAGTTGCGTGTCAGGAGCGAAACAGTGAACAAACCGCAGTCCCTGCGCAGCGCCCTGAATAAAGCGGTAACGTATGTCCGCAATAACCCGGATAAGCTGCACCTTTTCGTTGATAACGGCTCATTGGTGGCAACCGGTGCCAGCTCTATGTCATGGGAATACCGCTACATCCTGAATGTGGTGATCGAGGATTTCAGCGGCGACCAGAATCTGCTGATGGCTCCCGTGTTGCTGTGGCTCAGAGATAACCAGCCGGACGCCATCAACAATCCGGAGTTGCGTGAAAAACTGTTCACCTTTGAAGTAGACATTCTGCGCAATGATGTATGCGATATCAGTCTGAATCTGCAACTGACCGAACGCGTGCTGGTCAGCACTGACGGCGCTATCTCGACGGTTGAGGCGGAGCCGGAACCCGAAGAACCCGAAGAAATGTGGACGGTGAAACGTGGATAATCTGCATAAAGTGGATGAGTGGCTGGCAGCACTGCTGGCGAATCTGGAGCCTGCCGCGCGTCAGCGCATGATGCGCGAACTGGCGCAGGAGTTGCGGCGGAACCAGCAAAACAATATTCGGCTGCAGCGTAATCCTGACGGCAGCGGGTACGAGCCGCGAAAGGTCATTGCGCGGACTAAAAAGGGACGGATTAAGCGGCAGATGTTTGCGAAGCTGCGTACCGCTAAATACCTGAAAACTGCAGCCAGCGCGGATTCAGCCAGCGTGCAGTTTGTTGGGAAGGTGCAGCGTATTGCGCGGGCCCATCATTATGGGCTGAGAGACCGTGTTAGTCGCAGGGGGCCAGTGGTGCTATACGCAGAGCGTGGTCTGTTAGGTTTTACATCTCAGATTAAACTATTGATGATAGATATCTTAGTTAAGCATCTTAATCATATAAAATCAGCATAACTCATTGTGCCTTCCCATTTTATTTCATTTTCAAATAGTGATGGGATGCATATTTCAGTAATTTCCCATGTTGGTTTTTTTACTGTTTTGAACTCCGTTTTATATTTTCTTCCTATATGATCATTAAATATTTCGCTGCCATATTGTGCTTCTAAAATAATATGTAAGGCAGCAATGGAGTTTATAAGTGAGCCAAGATTGGCTTTATCCTTGGTTCCTCCTCTGTCATGCTTGACTTGATTGTAGGAATAGTACCAATCTAATGACTTTGTAGGGGTTGATATATTCCATTTTGAAAATGGGGAGAAAATGCCTAATGCAGGGAAATATGGTGTGTTAACCTCATATTCATTCAGCTTAAGTATTGAAAGGCACCGGGCGTAATCATTGGTTGTATAAAATGAATTTTTAGGGAGGATGTCATTATCCTTTAGAAGTTTTTGTAAAAGATATTCCACCTCTGTGCATGCTATTATGAGTAGTTCCCGTATTTGGTTACCATATGTATTGAGGTTTCTTACATCTGGCTCTATGGTTCTGAATATGGCGTTTAAGGACTCTGTGATATTTTCATAAGCTCTCATTTCATCAAGTGCTTCTGGAGTGTTTATGAGTTGTTCACTAAGTTTTAATTCTCCGCGATTAATTCTTTTAAAATACTTCCCAGTCTGTTTTGTATGTTCTAGTCTTATTACTTTGATTGGGTGCTCATAATGTCCAGCTTTGACAAAATAAGATGCAGCCTGATACCATTTAGCTTCGTTTAGTTGGAATGATATTGTGTTTTGATCAATTTGATCAATTTGGTCAAGGCAGAAATACTGCGCCCACTGCCCTCTTGTAATGCGCATTATTGGCTGTTCAAAAGGTAATGAAAAACACAACCTATCGACTATTTGAAAATAACCAGTTTTTCCATCCTCAGTGAAATAAAAATAACTTTCCATTGTCAATAGTCCTCCTAAAACAATTGTATAAGCAATGATACATTATTCATAACAATACTCGGAGGTATGATTATGTCAACTTATACTATATGAACACACAACTCACAGAAATCATGCGCCTTATCACCAACCTGATCCGCACCGGCATCGTGACCGAAGTGGACCGGGAGAACTGGTTGTGCAGGGTAAAGGTGGGCGAACTCGAAACCAACTGGATTAACTGGCTGACGCTGCGCGCCGGAGGTACCCGTACATGGTGGTGCCCGTCACCGGATGAGCAGGTGGTGGTTCTGAGCATGGGCGGGAATCTCGAAACCGCGTTTGCGCTACCTGCAATCTACTCCAGCCAGTTTGCGCCACCGTCGAATTCCGTGGACGGCAGCGTGACGCAGTACCCGGACGGCGGCTGGTTTGAGTATGAACCCGCCACCGGACGATGGCATGTCCGGGGCATCAAATCCATGGTGATCGAGGCGGCGGATAATATCACCCTCAAAACCGCTGAGTTTGTGGTGGAGGCTGACACCACGCGCATTAACAGCGAGGTGGTGATCAATGGTGGCGTCACTCAGGGCGGTGGCGCGATGAGTTCCAACGGGATCGTAGTTGATAACCATGAGCATAGTGGTGTTCTGAAAGGCGGCGACAACACGGGGGGACCGGTATGACGTTGTATATCGGTATGAGCAGGAATGACGGGCAGGCCATTGCAGATACAGACCATCTGCGCCAGTCGGTGCGGGATATTCTGCTGACGCCGC